AAATAGGGTACATTACAATCTCCTCCAATTTGGTTTAATTTCAATATCAGTAAACGCATTTGCGCTTTTTCCTGAGAACTTTATTTTATTCCACCCCGGCAAAAGCTTTGGGAACTCTGTGCAGATTATGCAATTGTTTGCCAAACTCATGCCGTTATCAAAAGAAGCGGACTGCTGTTCGGAATCAAGTTCAATATAATTCTTATCCGATGATGTCTTAACCGTTAAAGTTTGACCGTCATTAACCGTCAGCGTCAACGGATTAACTTTTGCGCCTTTGTTGATGATTCTAATAAAAGGCTCGGCTGTGTAATTTTCAGGGTTGTAGATTTCGATTTCAGCATTTTGTGTTGAGGTCAATTTGGGTCGGATAATCTCTTGCCCTAAATCACTGTACCAAAACGGTATTCGACTAAAATTGATAGTCGTTGACAAGCAAAGAGGA